TACGTACTTCGGAAAAATCTTTCTCCTTAAGTTTCTTAACCAAGTCATTTACTTTTACATCACTAAAGGTTGCAAGAATGCCAGAGTCAATTTTACCGCCAGCAGAGTAGCGTTGGCATTCATTCAAGACACGTCGCCAATCAGGGAAGTGCTTATTGATTAGTTCTACCAGGACCTTGTTATCATATTCAACACCTTCTGTATCCAAGATTTGTTGGATGCGTTGGAAGAACTTGGCGGCAAGTTGGGGTTTGCTTTTGGAATTGGTTGAAAAATCAATACAGGCGCATCGGGAGTGGAGGGGCTCAATGATTTTGTTTTTGAAGTTGCAGGTGAAGATGAATCTGCAGTTGCCACTAAACTCCTCAGTAAACGCCCTAAGGAGGAGTTGTACATCGTTGGTTGTGTTATCTGCCTCATCAATGATGATGACTTTGTGTTTTGCAGACGAAGAAAGTGAGACGGTCGAAGCGAAGTTTTTCGCAGTGTTTCGGACAGTATCCAGGAATCGTCCTTCATCGGATCCGTTGATGACATAAACGTCTACTCCCAATTCATTACACAGTGCTTTTGCGACAGTGGTTTTACCACATCCTGCGGGCCCAGCCAGAAGTAAGTTAGGTACTTCACCTTTATGTAGGAAGTCTTGGAAGGTCTTCTTAATATTCTCTGGGAGAATACAATCTTCAATTGTCTTGGGGCGATACTTTTCAACCCAAAGAAATTCATCACGCATAATAAAAAAAATAAAATCAGTTGGTGCTCTTGATTGCCAAGAGAGTCTCAAGAGGAATCCATGCAGGATTCTCATCTGCAAACTGAACCTGAACTTCAGTGATTACTCGTTCAAGTTGTTTGTTATATGTTTGCCTGGTATTTCTAACAGGACTTAGTGGATTTTCTACACCCATTCTGGTTTACGCTCAGGAATACGTCTGTAATTATCGCACACCCACGGTTTAGATGCAATATACATCTTGTATTTACTGTAGATGTCAACAGTATCATACTTAAATTCATCAGGGCCTGCAAAGACAAATGGTGTGACCTTATCTACATCCCCCTTTGGAAACAGGTATAGTGCCTCTACAAGAGTCTTGTAACACGAATGCACTTTACCATACCTAAGAGTATATTCGTGGCACATATGGAGACCGTGCTTGATCAACCAATATGAATTATGAATGCTCTCCGATGCCCACTTGGTACAGGGGTGATTTCGGAATGCACCTTTTTCAGTTTTGTATGGTTGACCATCAAGACGATGGAGTTCACCATATCCATGTCCCCATTTGTCTGATGCAACGATAGATAGCATCTGACAACACTCAAGTGGCATCTTGACGATATGTTTGTCAGGAAGCACTTGAGCAGACTCCTTGGGGGAGGAGCAGGTCACAAAGATGTTCATTCTAAAGGACGTTCAAATTGACTGGAAACAATGTCGGTTGCCTTCAATTGCTCTTGCATATATTCTACTGCCTTTTCTGGTTCTGCGCTATCCCCACAAGTGAAAACATCACAGACTGCCATTCCTTTCTCAGGCCAAGTATGAATGCTGATGTGACTCTCTGCGAGCATGGCAACACCAGTTACACCTTGCGGATCAAACTTATGTGTTGCCAGATTCAGTAGAGTTGACTTCGCTTCTTTTGTCGCGTTGTAGAGAAGCAACTTGATGTTGTTTTCGTCATCAAGTAGTTCAAACGGACACCCCTTAAGGGTAAAGAGAATATGCTTCATCAACCAAAGGTAGAATCGGGTTCCAGAGCGATGTAGTAAGTCAGTTCATGGTTCTTACTTTCAAAACGAGAGAGCAGTTTCTTGGAAACAACAACTTCATAAGTTCCAGGAAGGATCTTGATGTTCTCTACCTTGAAGTTAAAGCAGAACTCTTCATCAGTTTCACCAACAATCTCTTCGTGAGTATTGGAAGTATCGTTCTTCTTATCGTGAACAACCAACTTCACAACACCTGCTTCACCAACCACAGACAGATCAGGAACCTGATAGATTGCTGCTGCTTTCATCAGAGTACCAAGGACTTGAGTGTCCAGTTCAAAACTAACATCTTCAGAAGGAAGAGTGATGGACTTCTCAGGAGGGCTGACAATAACGTTGGGATCGGCAAAGAAGAAACGATTACGCTTCTTACCTTCACGAATCAGCAGATATTCATTGTTGCTGAAATCCAGTTCAGGATTAACATGAAGAGAGGAGATGGCATTCAGGAACTGGTTCAGATCATAGATACCAAAGTCCTTAGGGAACTCTTCAGGAACTTTTGCTTCTGCGAGAATATTCTTCATCACAGAAATAGTGCGAATGGAATCTCCTTCCTTGATCAGAATAGACTGATTGATGGAAGAGAAGTTCTTGAGCAGGTTAATAGTTTTATCAGACAGTTTCATAATCACTGATTGTAGGTTTCACGTTGTGCGTTCTTGTCGTTGAAATGCATCAGAAGTACAGCATAGTGCAGAATCTTCATAATGTCACGTCGTGCAGTGCCTTTCTTATCATAACGAGAGGCATACTTGAGGATGTTGCTACGGCAGAAGGATTCACCATCACCACAAGCTTCAATCAGATCAAGTGTCTGGACTTTATCATCACCAGCAGAATAATGCTGATTGTATGTTGCAGAAATATAATCAGTCAATTCTTTCAGAATACGTTCTTCGCTGTATTTAAAGCGTTTGCTAGGCATGTCAAGATCAAAAGTAATAGTGTCAGTACTAAAAGAAAGGTGGTCTTCACCAGCACCAAAGTAATCCATTGGAACTGGTTGTGCTGCTCCGAAGGAGATGGTGTCTGTTCCTTCTCCTCCGTAGATCACGGTATCACCCAGGTTGATTGTATCAGAAGAGTTAGTCATGTTCAATTCATCGTGTAAAAAGGACCAAGAGTTTGCCATAATTATATCAAAGAACCTCCGATTGGTCAATGGGAGAATACTCCTTCATTGCTTCTTCGTCAAGTGAAGGAAGATTGAAGTCGGCGTCAACCTTGTCATACAGTTCCAGGAATGCCTGCTTGGTTTCGTCGTCGAAGCGATTCACACAGACTTGGATTGCCTTTGCCTTATCACCAAAGATGTTGAATGCCTTGACGATGTGAACCAGTCGGCGGGTGGAGATAACCTCATCGATACCGCCGTCATAGAAGGTCTTGCGGATGATGTCAGCCCAGTCTGCCAGACGCTTGCAGAAGTCAGTGTCATCACAGAGACCAGAGAGGATCTTCTCTTCGGTCTTAGCAGTCGGATACTCCTGCTCGAAGGTCACTGGGAATCGCTCAAGGAATGCTTCGTTGAGCACGTTAGTTCCAATGAATCGTCCGTCGTCGGAACCTTTGCCTTTGGTGTTGGCGGTTGCGAATACTTGGAAACCTTCTGCGGGCGTAATGAATTTGCCAATCTTCTTGAGGAAAACTCCTTTTCCTTCGAGAATAGATTGAAGACAGAGGATTTTGTTTGAGGCAAGGTCGATTTCGTCAAGGAGCAAGACTGCTCCTCGCTGAAGGGCTTCGATGACTGGGCCATTGTGCCAGACGGTTTCGCCATTAACAAGACGGAAACCGCCAATAAGATCATCTTCATCGGTCTCGATAGTGATGTTTACACGGATGAGTTCTCGTCCAAGTTGGGCGCACGCTTGCTCGACAGAAAACGTTTTACCATTGCCCGAAAGACCCGTGATGAACGTAGGGTAGAAGACACGGGACTTAATAATTTTTTTAATATCAGTGAAGTTACCAAACTGGACGAAGGAATCATCTTTGCGAGGGATAAGGTTTTGTTCGACAGCAGGCATTGCTGCAGGTGCATTATAAGTTACTTCGAGTTCTTCTACAGTCTCTGTTGTAACTTCCAGGTTCCACTTACCACGACCAACCTTGTAGTCAGTCAGTTTGTTGGTGATAGTCTGATAGTTGAAATCATTCATCATGCAGAATGCTTTGATCTCAGCAGAAGTCACGGACTCGCCGTAGGACTCGCGGAGACATTCGATGATGTTTTCTTTGGACAGACCCATTTGCTTTGTTTGAACTGAAGCTAGTATAAACGGAGAAGGGGGCGTTTCGCCCCCCTGGTGGTCAGTCTCCCGACCGTCCATATCTTCCATACTTGTATCGCATTGCTTGTAACAACCACGATTGAGTAAGGGACCTAGGACCATTCTCAAGAATGTCCAGGACTTTAGGATCCTTTTCTGATGCCTTGGCGATCTCCTTCCAATTGTCTCTATACGCTGTCATGCAATCAACTCCACAAACTCACCCAGAACTTTCTTATTTAGTTTTTTGGTCTTAAGAGACTTCATAAATGCACTCTTGATCTTTGCTTTAGTTGCACCTTCATCAACTTCAAAGTCAGTCTCATTAGACAGAGAAGCAGAAGAAAGGCCAAAATATTTCGCATAACCACGCATGTCCACGGACACTGCACGTTCTCTCTTCCACACCTTCTGGAGTTTCAAGAACTCATCCAGAGTATTCCCACGACGCATCCAACTGTTTACATCACGGCTCTGAAGGACACGAATACCAATCACATTGACTTCAGGGAATCGATGACAAAGATTTTCAATCATCATATTATGGAAATCATACCATGCATAGGGAATCTTATAGGTCTGACCAGTCTTACGATCACGCAGATAACAGCGATCATTCAGACGAATCTTACCCATAATCTCACAGTCCCGACGCTCAACCAACTTGTGACGGGCAAGATGATTTGCCTCACCATCAGTCAGGATAACGCAATTGACCTTCTCAAGATTGTTCTTCTTTTTGAAGTCAGGGATAATCTTATGAAGAGCAATAACAGACTCATTCAAAGGAGTTCCAGAGAAACCAAGTCTAGGAGGAGTCATATAAGTTCCAGACCAATGATAGTGATTAGCAGAGTAAGAGATTCTCCAGATATTCCGCATCTGAATATCAAGTTCTTTGGTGGTGGTTTCGTTATTGAAGAACTCCATCATAGAGAACCGACGATCAACAAAGAGTTGACCCTCTTTGGGAGTGTAATGGTCGGGACATTCAGTCACACGATCATTTTCATCATATGCTTGATTATATTCACAAGTGAAGGCAAACACTTTGAAAGGAATAGCAACCTTCTTACAGAACCAAACAAGATTGTAGAGTTGCTTGATCGTGTCTTCAATCACATCAGTGATAGAACCAGACCAGTCCAGAACAAATACTAGGCCGTGATTCTTGCCGTCAGGAATCACACTGATCTTTTTGAACAGGTCTTCATTGTATTTGTAAGTGTGAAGTTTAGTGCAATCAAGGACTCCAGTCCGAGATACAGTAGAACGATGATAAGCACTAGCAGACTTTCTACACTCGAATTCCTTGACGAGGTAGTTGACTTCTTTTTGTGCGGACTTTTTGAACTTGGCGTAGGACTCATCGGGAAGACTAAAGATTTCAGATTTGAACGGACTGAAGAAATCGTTAATGTATGCAGAGACTTCTTTATTAGGATTAACAATGCTCTTCAGATTTACATCAGGAATCTCAACATACTCATTGGACATAGCATCAGAAGAAATCAGATTCTCAAGATTGCTAGAGAGACTGGTGTCAGTCTTGACTTCATCATCCTGTTCTGCATCATCTTCAGTGGGAAACTCCTGAGACATTTCTGGAGAACCATTACCATTGGCCTCACCTTCAGATTCAGTCCTTGGTTGCTCAATAGTATTGTCATTAGTGCTAGCGTCACTATCGCCACCACCTTGCTCTTGTGCGGGTGGTTTAACGTTAGCAATCTTCTCTTGTTCCTTCTGCTGTTTGTAGAGTTGATGCATTGCTCGTGCTGCTTCCTGTGCATCCTGGAAGGTCTCAGCATTCGCAACCATATCAACAATCACTTGCTCCTCAGCAGTGAAAGAGATGGGATTAAATGAACCAATCTTGAAGTGGAGATTCACACGGTCAGCAAGACTCATAGATTCAATGTCTTCGTTCTCCAGTTCAAAGAAGTCATCGTTGTGGAACTGCTGATACCCACGGTAGAACGTCTTGGCAAGTCCCATGAACTTGCGCTTCATGAGTTTCTCAATACGTGCATCCTCAGTGACGTTCACATACTGGTGGGGGATATCGTCAGCAGGATCTTCGTTAGGGGTGAAGAGTGCGTGGCCAACTTCGTGTGCCACCAGCAGGTCATACACGTTGTTGTCTGCCTTGTCCCAGATAGGCAGAGTCAGAACACGGGAATCCACATTGAAGGAAGCAGTGCGGACTTCCTTGTTCTCAATGATAAGGTCTTCGGTAGCAAGCAGTTTGGCAAGTTGCCCCTTGATCTCTAGATTGATTCCCATTGGAGTTCCTTTCGTATAGGGCCATAATACGACGAAAGGTCGCCCTTTGGACGACCCATATGACGCTTTTTGAAGTGGCGCAGTGCTTCACGCCTGGCCCTCATTGCTTGCGGTTTAAGTTTTCGTTTCTTTTCTTTCTTTGAGTGATGCTGCCAGTTGGGTGTCATGAGACTAAGTTTGAGAAACCTTTTACCTTCTCAAAGGTTAGCACAGACTCAAAGCGGTCTTCAAGTCCAGTCTTGTGTGAGATCACAAAGACGTTTGCATCTTGGATCACATAACGAATGATTTTAATAAACTCTTGTGTTCCAAATCCGTCAAGAGAACTGTCAAACACTTCGTCCATAATCAATAGATTTGTATTGACTGAGTTTTTCATCCTGGCCACTTCTCTCCAAGTGAAGAGGAGGGCCAGGTCGATTCGCATTTTCTCTCCCTCGCTGAATGAACTGTATGAGAAGTTATCGTGGATTGGGGACTGGACGGTTTCGTTGAATTCCTCATCAAGTGTGAAGTTAATGTAGAAGTCCATCATCTGAAGATAACGGTTGACTTGCTGATTTATCAGCGGTAGATACTTCTTAATGATTTTGGATTTAACTCCACCGTCTTTGAGTAGACTATACGAAAAATCGTAGTAACTAATCGTGTCCTTCTTTGTTGCGAGTTCGTCGTATGTAGTTTTTAGGTTCTCCTTGAAAGAGGTTAACTTGTCATCTTCAACATTTCTATTTGCAAGTTGGTCGGTAATTCTTTGAATTTCCGATTCCAGATCTCGGACTTGTCGCTGGCATCCAGCAATCCGAGCATTGTTTTTAGAAATATCATTATTGAGGTTTGTGATCTCCTTCGATAGGGCAGTGAATTGACGCTCTCGCTCTTCCTCTTTATTAATCGCGTCCTCCAGTTCTTTATAACCAGATTGCAACTCTTTAGCTTTATTTTGAGCGTCGGTAATTCTATTTATTCTGAAGGTCTCCTCAATGTCCTGATTACAGGTGGGACATACCGTATTCTCTGTAAAAAATTTATGTTCCTTCGTAATCGTTGATACTTTGTTAGAAATCTTACCCTTAAGATTGCCAAGTTTACGTAACTTTTCAGTAGCTCCTGTCAGAACTTCAAGACGTTGCTCTACTGATTGCACCTCCCAATTGATGCCTTCATTGGCATTTATCAGGTCATTCTCTTCATTCAAGAGTCCTTGAATCTTATCTTCTTTCTCTTTAATATTCTCCTTACCACGATTTTCAAGTTCTTCAATAAAGTCTTGCTGCATCTGAACTTTATCATTCAGAGTTTCTTTCTTCAATTCAAGAACTTTAAGATCTTCTTTCAGATTACGAATCTTCTCTTTGATAACAATTCCCATAGAAGAGAAGATCTTAATATCCAGAAGATCCTCAATCACATCTCTACGATTCTGTGCGGAGAGTTGCATAAAAGGAACAAACGTGCTGCTACCCAGAATCACAATCTGAGTAAAAGACTTATAGTTCATCTTGAGAACATTCTTCTCAAGCCACTTTTGCTGGTCTAGTGCAGCAGCATCCTGATCCAATGGTTTATCGTTACGATAAATCTCAAACAGATTTGGTTTGATACCACGAACAACTTTCCATTCTACTCCGTTAACAGAAAACTCCACCTCAACACGACAATCCTTCTCATTCACAGAGTTAGGTAGTTGTGGTTTATTGATCTTACGGAATGGTTTACCATACAGAGAGAACGTAAGAGCATCCAATACTGTGCTCTTTCCTGCTCCGTTGGATCCGATAATCAAAGTTGTTTGAGATCTTTCAAAATTAATTTCAGTGAATTGATTTCCTGTAGACAGAAAATTTTTCCAACGAATTTTATGAAACGTAATCATTATCAGCGGGGGGAATTACAATGTCGTTCGGAGTGATGATCGTATACCTGTATGAATGCATTTCACAGGTTTTAATCATTAACTCATCATCAATTTCAATGACGTGCATTTCGGGAGAGCCTTCTTCCTCAAGCATCATAGCATACCTTGAGGCATCGTCCTCTTCTTGGAAAATATAAAGTATATCTTCTTGATGTTCATTCTTTACCGAATATGCACCATCGGTTTCTCTTCCATAGATTGTAAGTATATACATTATACCATCTCACACGCCTCTCTGTAGATCTCACTCATCATCTTAGTAACTTCAGACTTGTCAAGGTCAATCTCAGACTCTTGGATATATCTATTCAAGATAGAAAGTGTATCTTCTCCTTCAATCTCCTCACAGTCAGATTCTTGAAACCATCCACCAAAATCATAGTTCTCAATGACTTTAAGGTCAGCCACTCCAACATGGTACAACTTGTCAAGGAACTTTTCAAACTTTTTGGTATCAGACTTCTTGCGAACAATGACCTTTACAATCTTGTTTTCATAAGGACGAGCATCAAATGTCTGATGGTTGTCGTCCTCATAATAAATGTTATGGAAGATTTGAAAAGGATTATCTACTGGAACATGTTCAAGAGTTTCTGTATCAAAGAGGGTGAATCCTCTCCGATCACCAACATCTGTCCAGTAGATTTCGTATGGATTTCCCAAGTAGTAGACCCGTCCATCATCCGATCGAGTGTGGTAGTGACCGCTGAAGACCTTCTCGAACTTTGAATATAACTTGCTCTCAGCACCATGATCCATGACGATTTGTTTATTAACTCTGAATCCTGTGAGCTCAAGGTGCCCCATCGCGCACGGGCAAACTGTCTTTTGAATAAGTTGATAAGTTTCTTTCTCATTTTCCTGATTAATCCACGGGATGAATAATATATCTAGACCACCAACTGTGACTTCGGTGGGTTTGGAATATACTGTCACATTATCATACTCACGAAGCAGCAGGTCTGCAGCGTTCACATCGTTAGTATTTTTGTAATATGCAGTATGATTTCCAATGATAGTATGGACATGAACACCCATTTCCTTTAGGCGATCATAGTAGTGGTCCTTTGCCCAAGCCAATGCAGAGAAATCAATCCCCTTGCGACTATCAAAGGTATCACCCATATCAATGACTGTGGTAATACCTTCTGCCTCTAGGGAAGGAAAGAATACTTCTTCGTAGAATTTGAGGAAGTAATCATGAAATAGTTTGGAGTTTTTACGGGCACCGAAGTGTTGATCCGTAATGATAGCAACTTTCATCCGTACCGCAGTTTACTATGGACAGCATCTTTGATGCTATTATAGTCCGAATAGTTGTTGCCGTCAATGGTATTGTTATCGTCAAACACCTGGTCAAAGCCAGTCTTCTCAAGAATTTTGTTTTTAATTTCTAGTTGCTTCTTCTCTTTCTGAATTCGACGTAGAAAGGCGTAGTGGATAATTTGCGTGAAGTAAGCGAAAGGGTTTTGAGACTTTGCAGGATCGAAGTTATGAATATACTGAACGCAGTTTTCAATGCCATCACAGATCATATCATCCTTGAACATATAGTTCACGAAGTTAGGTTTGAATGATAAGTGAGTAGCAATCTTCAGGAAACATTCACCAAGGTAGTTGGTAATCTGTGGTTTACCTTCCCAACGCTTTGCTCTTTCTTCTTTAGGTTGTTGTGTTAAGTCTTTTCCGAATGTCTCTAAGTAAGATCTCTCAACTCTTGATCTGTAATTAATCAGTGCTTCTAAAAGTTCTTTATTGTTGACATAGTGTTCTGACCTTTTTCTTTTGGCCATAGGTGCTCTAATCATAAGTTTATATGTCCTACTATGTAGACACTATATCACTTTTTTATATGCTTGACAAGTTCTCAAAATACACTTAGACTGGGCTTGTCCCGGTTAGAAGGAAAGCTTAGCTTCTATTGAGTATCTTTAGTTTCTAACTTGTAGAGTTTTTCTAAGACCTCTTTAGCATCTGATACAGATGAGATGTAACCCATTTCTCTCTGACTAAGTTTATATCTATGGGTCTCATCATCAGGAGTGTCTGCTTGTCTTACATAATTCTGATACATCATAATCATTTCAATATCGGATGATTCGGAGATCGTCAATACATCATCCATATTAATAATGAACATATCATCGGTTGTAGTCTTTAACCAAGGCTCAATCTTGTATCCTAGTGGATCACCTTTTCTACCTTTGACTTCAATAATATTAATTGGATGAGAAAGAATAAGCATTGTTCTATCTTCTTCCTCAGAAGCAGCTACTTTAGAAAAGATTTCTTCTCCAGATTTAAATTTAATAGTTGCATAAAAATCATCTTCTATTCCCATATTTACTTACCTTTAAGTTGAATGGTGATTATGTCATAATTAAAATTCTCTTCATTGTAAATTTTAATTCTCTCTATGAAATGATTTAAAGTATAGTTTCGTCTTGACTTAGTTGAACAATCATCAGCGATGTCATAGAGCATTGCTTTACTTTTATCCTTTCCTTTTCTAAGAACTCTTCCAATTGATTGAAGATTTCTAACTCTTGATTTACTGGGTGAGGCAAAGATAACGTTATGGAGGTTTTTAATATTAATACCTGTAGAAAAAGTTCCATAAGAGGCAACAATGATTGCGTTGTTTTCTCGCTCTGTAATTTCTCTTACTTGTTCTCTCTCTTCGGTATCAACTCCACCGTGGACAAAAAATACTTTTCGGTTATCTTCTTTGCTAGTATTTATCTTGTCAAATAATACAGCACCATGAGCTTCCACCCTACTGAATAACACAAGAGTGTTACCTTTCAGGTCTAATGCAAGTTTAGATATAAAGTTATTTCTTTGATCATGTCCTATGAGATATTGAATCTCATCTTCAAAGACTTCAAACTTCTGTGGTGGATGCTTAAGAAGCAGACAAGTAATATCTAACTTTGATAAGAACCCTTTTTCTTGTAGTTCCTTAGTTCTGACAATCTTATATGAAGGACCAAACAATCCTTCCAGAACCCACTTATGAGTTTGTGTGCCATCAAGTGTTCCCGTAAAACCAATCCTATGTTTTGCGGTATGTAACTTAGTCATGATCTGAATGAGAGACTTTGATTTAAATAGATGAGCCTCATCACCAATTACAACATCAAATCTTTCAAACCAACTGCGTTCTAATTTATAAATAGATTGCCATGTTGTGATGACGACACTTTTATTAGTGTCTTTCTCCCTGCCAGAATAGATCTTGTGACAATATGAATCTGTATCCCAACCGTAATCCTCAAAGTCCTTATACATCTGTTCTACAAGAGATGTCGTGGGAACGACTAGTAGAATACTTTTCCCAGTATCCACATGATATCGCGAGAGGGCGTAAATCATCAGACTTTTACCTGACCCAGTGGGCGATATCAGCAGCCTTCTATTATGCCTTAGAGCATCGTATACTCCCTCAATTTGATATTCTCTAGGTTCGTGAACTGATATAGAACGAATATAATCCTTAACTCCTTCCTTTGAAATCATCTCATTGACTTCAAAAGGTTGTCCAAAAAACTTATTATCTTCAAACTTATAAGTGTATCCGTAATTCTCACAGAAGGATACGATCTTATCTAACAGTCCGACGTAGATTTGCTTGGAACGCATATCAAAGAGATGAATCTCTCCGTTCCAGTTTCTACCACGGTACTGTGGCATAAATTTTGCATTCGGAACCTCAAACTTAAAGTGATCTCTAAGTTCATATTCAATGTGAGGTTCTGTTTTGACTTTTAAAAATACTTCGTTGGATTTACAAATAACAAGATTCGCCGTCGTGTCAATCACAAATATCCATTCATCTACAGATATTTATTACATATTCGTGAACCTATGTTCCAACATAATTCTGTAGAAGTGATCTCTCATTGCAATCAAATCTTCCTGTTCTTCTGCAGGGCCACCAGACCATTTATCTACTGCTTGTGAAAGACCTTTATGAATGATGCGAACTGCCTCTATTGGTAGTTCTATTTGGTAATACTCTTCTTCCATTACCCTAATCCTGCGTTGAATCTCATAAACTCTATAGCGTTTTTGATTTGATAAGTACGATTGCTAATCTGCTTCAGTATACTCTCAATATACACTAGCATTGTATCGTAATAATCAATTTTCAAACATACTGCCGAAAGTTTCTCATCTGCATCAAGATATTTTTGCATTGTATCTTTATCGCGAATCTTTTTGGGAAAAGGATTCTCTATGTATACATCAGGATCTGCTTTACCACTGAAGTATTCATAACGTTCGTGTCTAATATTCTTTCTCTGCTGTTCTGCTTTCTTCCTCATTAGGAAGATAGTGTTATACATTTCAAAGTACTTCGCATGGAGAGAGGGAACATTTGTTGATTCAGTGTGCAGATTGTCCATATCAATCTTTGCATCTTTTTCCCACATCTCTTGAAGTTTATCAAGATCGATCATAAAGTTTTGCCACTCAAGTCAGTTATCTCATAGTAAGTATACTTGAAAGAAGCCTCTGCTGTAAAGTACTCTACGTCAGTATCGGTAGCATCGAAACTTAAAGTTGTCAAGGAATATGGGAAAAGTCCTTGGAATTTAATTAAGAAGTTTGAAACCAAGGAACTATTCAGAATAGTCATTGTTCCGTCTGAATATAATCTTTCTTCTCCTCTCTGGTCCATCGCTCTGTTACCAGTTTCTCCAAATTTTCTAATCTGGTCCAAACTTTCTGGATAACCAAGACCTCTCATCCAGTTTTGAATTTCCATAAAATTTTTCAAATCCTCATCAACCAAAAATCTGATTGACAAATCACCAAATACCAACTTGTCACCAGGACGATCAATGTCCTTAAGATACGTTGGTTGAACAGCAACCCCAAGATCCAATGAAGGAATATTTGCTTGGTTGCAGAAAAAAGAAACTCCTGGAGTTCTTTCCAATACAAACTTAAAACCAGTAGGAGTTAGAAAATTCCTATTTTCAATTGGGTTGAAATCAGCCATTGGTTTTCTAAGTATTTAGATAAAAAAAGAGGGGTCCGAAGACCCCTCTTGGAATGTGAATGCCGTAAGGCAAATATCACATGAGGTTCTTAACAGCAACGCGACGATAGTAGCGGTTAGCGTTAACAACCAGGTTACCCAGTCCTTGGGTGGTTCCTGCTGCGAATGGGTTAGCGACCATGCCGTAGCGGGTCTTAAAGCCAATCTTGGGCTGGAAGGAGTTCTCTCCAACTGCACGAACCATCTGAAGAGGAACGTATGGGCAGTAGAACAGACCTGCGTCATAAGGTGAAGTACCCTTATAACCAACGACGTAGTACTGGTTGCCGCTGTTGCTTGCTGCGTTAGCAGAAGTCAGGTTTGCAGCATAAGGATCGATGTATACACGATACTTACCTTGCAGAACACCAGCGAAGGTGTTACCAGTGTCGTCAACGTTCAGGTTAGCGTTGAGTGCTGGGGTGTAGTCAAGTACACCAGCCATGGTCAGAGCGGAAGCAACGTCTGCGGAACACAGGATGATGTTGCCCTTCCCTCTACGAGTTCTTTGTGCGATTGCGTTCGCATCTCTCTCGATTTGGAACAGAAGACCTTTGAACTTCTCAACAGACCAGCGACCGTTGGAGTCGATGTCAAGGTCGAACTCACCAGCGGTTGCAACGTTAGCAACAGCGCCCTGCTCAGCAGTTTTGTAGATGGTTCTGATGACTTCGCGGTTGATTTCAGCGAGGATCTCAGTTGACAGGATGTTTGCCAACTCAGCCTCAGCGTTCAGACCGTGAATCGCCTTGAGGTCTTGTGCCAGTTCCAAGGAGT